GCGTCATAGGCTGCATTGTAAAAGATCTTGTCGGATGGGTGGTTGGCGATTTCTCGCTGAAACCACTTCATAACTATGCCACGGTCGAGGTTGCCGCCGCCTTCGTGAGCAATGGGCAGGTATGCGTTAAACCCTTCGTATGCAACGGCAAACCCCACCACGTCGCCGTTGCCCGTGGGCCAACCGGGCCCGTGGGACTTGAGACGTGGGTCCTTGGTCTCAAGGTCTATTGCAATTTCCTTTATATCGCTGGGTGTCGCGGGCAGATGGCTGACGGGAACCCACTCGGTCTTGACGCCCCACCGGGGTTTTTGCAGATTAGTCTTCACGGTAATCCTCTAGCACCAGCACGCCAACGTCCCGCAAATCCTGCATGTACTTGATATGCTTGGCATATTCCTGGTTCATGTGATCGGCGTATGCCGCGTCCCGCTCTTGTGCCTCTACCTCAGATTCGTAACATCTGTTACAAAGCACTCCGGTGTACTCCCCGTTCTGGTTGGGATTTTCCGCACCTGACATCCGCACCTCTTTGTTGCAGTGAGCGCAATGTCGATTTATTTCGAAAGCACTCACCTGTTTCTTTTTTTCCGGTTCAGGCTGAAAATCGGCCAGCATGGCATTTAACTGTTCAATCGTTCCTGTATTTTTGAAATAGCTCATTTAAAATCTTTCCGGTTGTTTTCTTTTTCCCGGCACTCAAGTGCAACGGCAGAGTACCCTGCTCCATCGACGTAATCGTCGGCATTGAACACGCCGGTTTTTCGTCGGGCTATTTTCATCAACTCCATCATGTTTGCTACGTCCTCCGGTTTTAGTTCGTCAATGTTATAAAGGTAGCCATTCCATAGCATGGAGATGTTTTTATGATTCTGGTAGATATCGCCGTAGGCTTCGGCGCGGTCACCGCCAACAAGTTCGGCGGCTTTCTCCAAGGCTTCTTTTGCAAGCATTCAGTCATCACTCCGTATTTTCCTGTATTCGACAAAAATCGACAAATTCTCCGCTAGGCTGATGCCCTTCTCCATGCCGGAAGAGATGCCCAAATCTGTGTATGCGACAACGGCATTTGCCTTCTCGTACCACTCTGCGGACGCATCAAGACCCAGCGCACGTTGAACCGGAAGGTCATCGTCTAAAACCTGCGTGTACAGAAGGTGGAAGGCTATTGGAGACTCCCCCCGCGACAAGCTGTCAAGGAGGCACTCTCTACCATATTGAAGATTGGCGTCAACATTTCCTGCATACGGGCTCTCTAGGATCACAAGCATACGCGGCACCGGCAAAAGTACGCGGCTCATATTGCCCACCCCCGCTGTGAATCCTCGGGCATCTTCAAAACCAGATTCTTCTTGGTCCTTGTGACGCCAACGTATAGCACGCGGTGAGCGTCATCGGGGTTTTTTTCCATTTCTTTCAAAGCTTTACCTGATAGGTCCGTGAACAGAAGGACGTTGTCGGCCTCCCCGCCCTTTGCACCGTGGATCGTGGACAATCGGATTTTAGGCTTCTCAAAAATGTTCACGCCCCGGTTCAGCAGCGCCGTCGCATAGGCCCGGTCCTCGTCCTCAATCCGGTCCAGCACCACGTCCCACGTGGCGTCGGGTGTCTCTAAACCAAAATGCGTTCGCAGCGTGCCCAACGAGAACAGGTCCTGCTCATCAGCACCGCCCAACATTTTCTTGGCACCGCGTTTTAACCGGCCACTACCGCTGGAAATGTGGTCGTAAAGGTTAACCGCTTCCTTTAAGGACACTTCGTGGTGGGGTCTTTGCTGTAGATAGTTCCATGAACCAATGGCATTCCGCACGTTTTGCTTGAGCGAGGGAGCACCCCGGCGTTCAAAAAAATCTCCGCTTGATTTGAGGTGTGCAGCCAGATCATCCAGCATGTAATTGGCCTGCGCCAGAACCAACCAATCTTGGTCAGTGCCGAACGACACGCCCGTCTCATCGTAAGTGCGTTGAACACTGCCCTCAAATTCTCTCGGTAACCAGTCCTTCTTCTGCCTCTTGTGGATTCTGCGGACCACGGAATCTGCAACCCGGTGTACGCTTCGCGGTATTCGGTAGGACTGAGTGAGGACTTCAGAGCCGCCGCCCAGTGTCACGAACCGGTCAATGTCCGCGCCTGCCCAACGGTAGATGCCTTGGTCATCATCGCCTGCGACGAACATGCGGTCGCTTCTGTCACTCAGGTGGTGCGCCACTTTCCACTGCAACGGCGTCAGATCTTGCGCCTCATCCAGAAATACGGTTTTCAAGATCGGAATGCTGCCGGGCTTCTCGGACAATTCGACCATCATGTCGGTAAAATCTTTCAGTCCATTGACGGCTTTGAACCGCGTGTACTCCGAAAACAGGTGCTCGAATTCATAGAATGGTATAGGTAGCTCGGTCTGGTTATAGGCATACAGCGGACCTTCCAGGGAGTTCCGGGCAAGGTCAATCGCCCGCATGATAGGGTTGTTGCTTTTCAACAGAACAAAACCGTCGTCGGCAATGTGCTCATTGCCTGCGGAAGACAGGTCAACGCCCGTCTCATTGCTAAAGTTCTTGAGGCCCCTGTCCCCCAGCACCTCGGCAGCAGTCATGCCCAAAACCTGAAACGCCAGACTATGGAGGGTTCTGAAAAACTGAAAATCTTTCTCCGGGTCCAGATTAAATCTAGCGACGGCACGGTCACGTGCTTCGTGGGCCGCTTTCCGCGTAAAAGCAAAGTACCCGATTTCGTTCGGAGCCATCCCCCCTGCCAGCAGGGCATCGACCTGATTCAGAAGCGTGGTGGTTTTGCCGGTCCCGGGGGGTCCAAAATATCTAAACATCGTCGGATACCTTTATCGCGTCAAGCTCGTACCCTAGCGCGGCTAATATTGTTTCGACCTTATAGATTGATAGTTGCCGTGGCGTGTTGGTGTTTTCGTACTCGGCCACGGTCCTCTGAGACATGGCTGCTCTGTACGCCAACTCGGCCTGGGTCATTCCGGCCTGCTTCCGCAACTCTCGTAGAATCTCACTCCAGTTGTTTATGGTGTTGCTCAAAACGGCATCTCCTCCTCGTCCTCGAACCGGGATTCAAATTCCTCGGTGACCTTGGCGAACGCCGGAATTGACCAGCAGCGGACCACTCGGCCTTTTATTCGGAACTGCTCGGACTTGCCGTCAATGTCGCGAAGGCGCTGTGCAATTTTGTTGCTCTTATACTCAAAGAACTTATTTCGTTTCAGGAAAGCCTCGAAATCTTTGAGGCGGAAGAATGTTCGGCCCTGCTCCTCGTCGGTCCATGGGCGACGAAGCAACATCTCTTCTTTGTCTAGCGCGGACTGCATGTGCGTGGAAAACTCCTCCAGCATATCGTAGAACTGACCGCGCAGTGACGTGTCATCGGAGGTCGAAATTACGGCTCCCTCCGTGTCTAACATTTGACTCAGGAGGTTGTTCATCTGCGCTTCCCATGCCTGCCGTGTGATCGTGCGCGGCATGAAATTGATCTGCTCCATGCAGAGAATCTGAAAGCGTGGTTGTTTTTGCAGTCCCTCGGTGTCCAGTTCGACCGGGCTCCCGTTCACGTCGAGGAACCAGAGCGGCGGCTCGGAATCGTATTTTCGTAAGTTGGCAACGCTAGGCGTGTTCGCCCCACCGCCAACGCCGTGCTTGCGGCTACGACACAGATCCCGGTTGCAGAAATTGCAGATTGGCTGGTCGGCACACTTGTACTGGTAATCTTTTTTCTTCACCTGATCCGCAACCACGTTGACCTCTTTCAGGTCTAGGGCGGGCTGCATGATTGTCTGGTTGTAGTCGAGGATCTTCGTTTCCCACTCGTCGGGGTAGGCTTTGCGGAGGTACACCCCCAGGTTAAAAAGGCCATTGTTCCGTGTGCCTTGTGGAAAGCCCTGCCGCATCAGAGCCTGTAAGCAGGGGGGTCCGTCCTTGAGTCTCTGATCGACCTCTGGGACCTCAACGCTTAAAAGTTCGTCTAACGCTTGTTCGCTGATGGCGGAAGCTTCTGCGAGGTCGAGAAACTCGTCCAACGTGGCCGCGCTGCCATCTTCCTTGACGGCATACCGCAAGCCGTTCTCTTGGTCGAAGTACGGCAAGTTCAGAAAGTTGCCGTTGTCTCCGCGCTCCAAAACCAGCTTTATCTGCTTGGGAAAAATCTCGCAGCCACCAAACCCTATCTCGGATGCAATCTCTTTTAATTTAAGCTGGACCTTTTCGGCCTCTATTAACTCATTGAAAAACAAGTAAATATGTGCCCCGCCTGATTTGCTCCTGCAAACCACCATCGGGAGGTTCAACTTTCTGGTCGTGGAAATTATCTGCGAATGGTCCAGGGGGTACTGGTCAACGTCAATAGCTCCCCACCGGCACAAGTTCTCCTCATTGATTGGTACAACACCAATGCTCGTCTCACCCTTCAGATGGGATTCAAACGTGTCGGCGGTCCGTGGTTCGTGGACAAATTTGTATTTGCCTTTGACCTTCCCTCGCGCATCCTTGTTGGTGAGGTCGAGGGCCCCGTATGCCCGGTTCAATCCACGGAACAGCCGTGCGAATCTGTTTACTTGCTCCTGCATGGAAAACGGGGGAGAGTTACCCTCTCCCCCTGCTCCGCCTAGAACGGCGTTTCTTCATCGTCGGACGTGTCCTTGTCCTCTTCCCGCTGATGACGAACATTGACCTGACCGGCCTCAATGTTGTCCGCGAACAACTTTGCTTCGGCGTACAGGTTTGGATCAGTCACCACCTCGTCCTTGGAAATCTGCCAGCCGTGCCAACTACCGTTCTTGTTTTCTTCTGACACGGTTTCCAGCAGCCACGTGTGGGCAAACCTCGGGGGAGTGAACAAGTTCCCCTTGCTGTCCTTCATTTTCAAGGCCCGCATGGCAGAGTTCCACTGCTTCGACTTCTTAAACTGCGTCGATTTCATGGGGAGCAGAGCTTGCTGCGTGATCCCGTCGTCGTCAACGACTAGGACGTAGTGTTGGGCAGTCCTCTCCAGATATCGACCGCTGCCCCCGACAACGTAATCCTTGTTGTCTTCGCCCCGCTCCGTCTGGGGGATGGTGTCCCCAGCACTGTAAATCTGGTGAGGCGCACCTGTACCGGTGCCCCGGGGCTCCCACTCAATATACTGGAGGTTATACGCGCAATTAATGACGGTCACACCGTCCTTGCCCTTCACGACATCCTTGGTGACGGTGTTATAAATGTCACCGGCCTTTGCATTGTCTAAATCGTCCAACTCGTCAGACATCTTTTGCAAGACCTTTAGAAACGGAATTGCGAGGTCCTCGGACCCGAGATTATTGACGCCAACGCCTGCGTCGGCGGCAAACATGTCTTCCGACATTACCGCAAGTTCTGCGGGCTTCTTTTTTGCTACTGCTCTAGCCATCTTATTTTTTCCTCTTGATCGTTGCTCGTTGTGAGATGAAAGCTCCAAATAAATCAAGCGGGATGGAGTCGCCCGCTTCTACCCGCTCCCGAAGCCACGCCTTCAAAGTCATTGGTTCGACTTTTTCTAGTTGGTTGGGAGCGAAACCTTGTGAACCGCACAAGTCCACGAACTGTCTTGCAACATCATCTTCTCCGCGACCAAACGTTACGGTCACGTTGTTTTTGACGATGTCTCCAAAATCGTGATCGCGGAGCCATTGATAAGCTTCCTGTCTACGGTCCTTTGGAATCGAAGCTGCAAAAATAGGCTTGACTGCAATTTCACTGCCGTCTTTTAACGTAAACTTTTCGAGGCCCATAACTTCCAGTGCCTCGGGCAGTTGCTCGTCAGTGATTTTATGCAGGGCCTTTTTAGCGTCTTTCATCTGACGCTCGGCGTCGGCTAATTTCCTTTCCAACTCGGCAGCTTCATTTGCCAGACGCGCCACTGCGTCAAGCTTGCCTTCTTCCAGAAGGTCTAGCTGATCGGTTCTCGTACCGGAATCAGCGGCCATTTGAGATAGTAAATCGTTCATCCTTGCTCCTTGTTCGTTCATCGGCGGTTGACTTGACCGTCGAACATGTTTATATGGGTATTACGCAGACGATGCAAGAGAAATCTCACCCATGCCCGAATTTAATTTTAAAACCACTCCATACGAGCACCAGCGGGAGGCGTTCGACGCCAGTTGCGACACTGAGAACTACGCCCTTCTTATGGACATGGGGACAGGAAAAACAAAGGTTTGCATTGATACAATTGGATACAATTACGAGAGCGGGAAAATTAATCTGG